CAGTAGAATACACACTAAAATACATATGTAAACCACCATCAATTAAAAAAAAGGGATTCGATGGAATCCCTGAATTTTCCTTAATGTCAAAAGGATTAGGAAAAGATTACTTCGATAAAGATGCGCAAAGATTTCACAAACAGGATTACACCAATTACGTGGTCAACAATAGAGATATTAAAGTACCATTACCCAGGTATTACAGACTTAAGAAAGACGAAAATGGGAACGATATTATTACGAAAGCGGATAGAGAAAGGAAAGCGATATTTATGGCTGAAGAATATACAAAACGGGAGGATGAAGAAATCAGATTGGCTGCTAAAGATGGCAAAAATTACTTTGAATTAAAGGCGAAAATAGCAATGGCAAATAAGCATAAATTAAAAACACCAATAAAAGATAGGGGAAATGATTAAATATTTTATACAAAATTTAGATACAATAATAGCAATATCAATATTAATGCTTATATTTACATCACAATTAAGTGAACAAATAACTAAACAAAAAAGGAAATGAAAGATTTAGAAAACAAATTAATAGACCTTATAAGGTTCTATGAACAAGCAAGAGGTGGAAACACTAAAGAACTTAAAGAAGCGTACAGCATAGAAGATATTGAAGAATTAGAAGAAGAAATAATAAATCTAGATTTATAATGAAAAGACCTAAAAACAAACCAGAAAAATTAGGAGGTAAAAAATTAACCCTCCCTGGACTCTATGTAAAACCATATGAGTCATTATTACAGTATTCAGACAAATCAGCAGAGCAAAAAGCAGCAGATTACTACAGGGACGAAGACATGGAAATACCAGATTTTGAAAAAATGGATAAAATCGAAAGATTAGAGGTCCTATCAGAATACAGGGCAAAAGCCCTGGAGGCAAAAGCTAACCTGGATGCAATGCATCAGGAAGCAGCAACAAAAAAACAACAAGACCAAATTCAATCACAAATTAAAGCAGGCATAGCCAATGAACTCGCAAAACAACAACAATCAGCAAGCACCAACGCCTGAAGATATTCAGGCAAAACTTGACATCATTTCTTTAGCAAATGAAACGTCAGTACTAATGGCCCTATTATGTGAAAAATTAGGCCTAAAACCACAAACAACAACACACAAAGATTTCGTAGATGCATTTACAAACCTGCAAAAGGAGAGACTAGACTCAGAAAAATATATGCAGGAACAATTCATGCTATCAAATTCACCAAAAACTCGCAAACAGCGAACAAACAAATCTCCAGTCGATCAGGGTTTCCCTGTCGAACTGGAGGAAGAACAATGATGTAGTTAGATTCGATAAAAGGCCCAGGCGTAAAGACGTCAGGGCCTTTGTCATTTAAATCAAACAGAGCGCCGCAGGCACCATAGATAGGCTGCTTTTCGCAGCCAATCTTCACCAGTCATAACGGACTAGTCGGCATTTCGCCGACACCGTTCTCCATCCGACCATAGGAGGATGGGGGCCGTCCGCCGAGGACAACCCCCGTAAGGGGAAAACAACAGCAGTGCGCAGCACGCCAAATATAACCCAGGCCCAGGCGAAGCAAGGGGAGGCAACAGCAAGGGAGGTACGACCGCAGCCATTGCCGACCATAGCGAAGCCGGGCCATAAGGGTTTATTTGGAGGGTCTAGGGAACCAGCTCGCTGGTTCCCAGCCGGGGGGAGTGCGGGGGGGTCGGAGACCCCCCCGCCAATAAAGATTTTTTTTTGCGTGCGCAGGCGTGGCAAAAAACAAATCAAAAAAAGTTTAACAAAACTTTAACATATGTATATAAATACATATAAATCAATAACTTAACATAAACTAAAAAGCACTAAATCACTTGACTATTTAGTGCTAGTTGACAGGGGACCTTCAACGTCAAAAAGTGTATTACATTAGCAAAAATATAGATATATCATGCCGAATCGTACAGCACAACAACATCAGTATATTCCTAGGTCAGTAGCTAACCAAGGACCCACATCAAGATTACAATCATTATTACCCAGTATACTAGGAGGATTAGGGTCAGCATTCCTAGGACCTGGAGGACCAATTTTAGGTTCATTAGTAGGAGCAGGTTTAAATTTTGGATTAAACAGAATAGAATCAGGAATACAAAATAGGTATAATTCACCCAAAAATACGGTAAAAAGATTAGGAGAGGCAGGATTACCAACAGCAGCATACTTGGATGGAGGAGGAAATCAATCAGCATCATCGTCACAACAATACGCTCAACCAGATTTAGGAACAGCAGAAGCAATATCCAGGGAACAAGTTAACAGGATGCAAAAACAGCAATTCGAATTAATGAAACGAGAGATGGATTTAAAAGAGCAAGATTTAAAATTCAGGAAAGAACAAACATTTGAAAAAGCAATACAAAATGATTATTACGGAAGAGTACCGGAAGGTTCACAATATTCACATTTCGGTACAATGATAGAATCTAAAATTAACATGCAGAATGCACAGAGATTTTTAACAGAACACAAAACAACATTTCAAAATTTAGATAATAAATTATTTGAGGCATTATATGATACGAAAGTAGGTCAGGCAAAAACAAATTTAGAAATATCAAAATTGAAACCAGATTTCATGAGAGTACAATCAAAACTCATGGAAGCAAATACACAAAGAGCAATAACAGCAATAGCTACGGATATAGTTAGACAACAAGCTATGGTAAAGCAAATGTCAGTAGCAGATCAGACAATAGCAATTAGATCAACAACAGAAGAATTGAATAGGATGTTACTTCAGCAAATTGAAGAAAAAAATATATCACCAATGAAATCAGCAATATTGAAATACTTTTTAAAACTATAAAAGATTTATATTATGGCAATGTCAAACAAAAACACAAACAATTTCCAGGAAAGGCCTGAACAACAATTAGGCCGAAACCATTTCGACCATTCTTACCCACATATAGATACATTCTCAATGGGGGAAATAGTTCCATTCTTCTGGACGGAAACACAACCAAACGATTATTGGGAGTTATCATCAGAACATTTCTATAGATTTCCACCTAGTTTCTATCCGCCTTTCCAACGAATTAATACTCAAGTGGCATATTTTTATATACCAAATAGGATAGTGTGGCCAGGACGCAAACAAGATTCTTGGGAATGGTTCATAAGAGATGAAGCATCAGTAGAAGCCCCTTATATTATGATGCCGGTCAATATTTTGGCGGATATAGGAACAAGAACAACTACTATATTAGAGCATTTAGGTATTCCGTCTTTACAAACGGAAAACGATGTATCAATAGACACTTATAAAATAAATTGTCTTATACTTTCAGGTTATCTAATGGTATGGGATGAGTATTACAGGAACGATCAGATTCAGGGAGCAAGATGGTTTGAACTAACAGGAGGAGATAATACAACAGCTTTTAATGCAGCTTATCCGGTAGTAGCAGGAGTAGGTTATACATGCCTTCGTAGAAATTGGAACAGAGACTATTTTACAAGCGCAACCCCAACACCGCAAGTCGGCGCAAATGTCCTGATTCCAATGATGAAAAATGACTCAGTGGACTTGTATGATCCAACAGCTTTAACAGCAGGTCCAACACATTGGAAAAGATTTGCTGGGGGCAATGCTGCAAATGGACCTTTGAGTTTCGATTCAGGAGGGTTATTTACTGCTGATTCTGCTGCTGCGTCAATATATTTAGATGTTCAAACCTCAGCAGCATCAATACGTGATCTTAGATTTGCTCTTATGCTTACCGAGTACCTGGAAAAACTTATGCGCCTGGGAGATCGGTACAGAGATTTCATTAAAGGTATGTGGAAGGTTGACCCCTTTCCTATGTTGGTAGACCGGCCTTTGTACTTGGGAGGAAAGTCGGGCCTGGTCTCCATATCAGAAGTAATGAGCCATGCTGAAACAGATTTATCAGGAGGCCCAGGCCCGGCAGCAATAGTAGGTTCTTATCGTGGACAAATGTTACATATGAATTCAACCGGTAAGGTTAGGTATCATTGTGCAGAACATGGATTTATATTAGGTTTAGTATCTGTATATCCAAAAAGCATGTATATGCAGGGTCTACATAGGGCCTGGAAGCGTACAACCAAGTATGATTATCCATTAGATCAATTCAACTTTATAGGAGATGATGCATTACTTAATCGAGAGGTAATGCTCTCATATTTAACAGCAGATGCAGATTGGAATGACGAAATATTCGGATATATACCACGTTATTCAGATTGGAGATATAGGAATGCAACAGTATCTGGACAAATGAGAGATTCACAGGGATGGTTATTCTCATTCCACTTAGCTAGGTTCTTTGATGTAAATGCATCAGACGAATTATTATTAAATTCAGAGTTCCTGGAATGCAAACCAGACAAACAGCGTATATTTCAGTTAGCAACAGAATATGAAGAAGAAGTATATGCTTACATATGGAACGAAGCACACGTACAAAGGCAACTAAGCAAGTTCGGAATACCCGGGCTGTAGGTAAATTACAGTTTCATTGGGATGATAGGGAGTTTCCGGAATTCGTTCCGGAACTCCCTTTTATGTATATATGGGAGGAACAACCAGATTATTCAGTAACAATTTACTCAGTAAAAATACAGACAGGTGAGCTGCGACACTCCACTAACTATAAAAGTACCAGAGGGTTATTTCAACCCAGTGATCAAGGAATGGAGCAACAGCGCCAAAGTTCCTTGTGGTCGCTGCTTACCATGCAAGAAGAAAAGGGTTAACCAATGGGCATTTAGATTAATTCAGGAACAAAAAAAATCATATTCATCATACTTTGTAACACTAACATATAATACAGATTATGTACCTTTGACAAAGCGAGGTCAAATGACACTCGTAAAAACAACCGAACAATATGAAGCACTCCCGCAACAACACAGATACGAAAATAAAGATATCAGCGCTCAAGCGTTTATTAAAAGACTCCGGTATTACCAGGAAGAGCGGTCGAAAAATGGAAAAATTGATCTTGAGCAATTTAGGAGATCAAAGCTTACAGCTAGCGGATTATATACAGACTTGCCGATCAAGTATTATCTTGCCGGCGAATATGGGAGCAAAAGATTTAGACCCCATTATCACATTATATTATTTAACTGTATGTCACAGGATGATATTCGGGCAGCGTGGACCTTCGGAGAAGCTTGGATTGACGAAGTAAATCAGAATACAGTAGAATACACACTAAAATACATATGTA